GGCTTTGCTCTGATCGAGCGCTGCCGCTACGACAAGGACTTCGAGATCTACGTCGAGTTCCTCAAGGAGCTGGGCCAAGCTGACGGCAGCAGCGGCAACTACATCTATGACTTCACCGGCTTCAACTGCGTTCTGATGAACTTCCAGGAGAGCCGTAATGCCGAAGGTCTGACCGAGGTCTCCTTCGACATGATGTCCCGTGGCCGCGCTGTCTTCGGTCGTTACAACGCTGGCGGCAGCCCGATCAGCTTCGGTGGCGTTCAGTCGACCCTGCTGGGTCTGGTGAACGGCACCCGTCAGGCGGCTGTGGTTCCTGCAGACAACGCGTCTGCGGTGAACGTGGCCAACGATCTGACCGTGACGTACACCACCAACGGCACCGTGGCGATGACCCAGCTCGCCCTGGGTCAAACCGATGGCTCCGGCTTCCGCCTGGAAGTGGCCTCAAGCGGTGTGAAAGTCCCTGCTGCGGTCAGCCTGGCTAGCAACGTGGTGACGATTAACCCCGACGCGAGCCTGTCTGGCGGTACCATCTACCGCCTGCGTGTCTCAGATGGTGCCCTGACTCAAGCAGTCGATGGCACCGGTGCACCTTCTGCCTCTGGCGTTAAGCGTCCGATCCAAGGCTTCACCACCACCTTCCGCACCGCTTGATAGCGGTAACAATCAACCCAATGCCCCGCCAAAAGCGGGGCTTTTTTGTAGGAACATGACCCATCCACTTCTGACGGACCCAGCCTCAACAGTATTTGCAGTCAACTGCAGCACCCTTGACAACGGAGACCTGCTTTGCGGCGCCATATACGTGATGCCGAACAACCCATTTGCGGTTATACGCTTAGCGGATAGCGGCGCTAGATTCGATGTGGAGCTCCCACCCGAGCTCGTGAACAGCTCTCAGGCGATAACCGCTTGGGACATCACCTTGTCACTTGCTACTGAACAGCATGGCTGATACGCGCTACTCTTCACTTCTGTTCAGAACACAGGAATATCACCGCATCGGTCCTTTTAGGTTCGCCATCTACAAAGACCTGCTGCCTGGCGAGATGCGCAAGCTGGAGCAGATTAACCGCGAGCACGCTAAAGCGACCTATCAGAGCCTGAAGCTCGCAAAAGCCATCGCCAAGAAGCGCGGCATTCGCCCCAGCGAAGCAGCAAAACTGCTGAGCGATCTCGGTGGTGAGGATCAGGATCTGATCTTCGAGTTCGCCGATGAGCTGGAGGAGAATCAGCGCAACGGATTCAGCGTCGTTGAGCAGCAGGCTGCAAGCGTCACAGCGTTCATGCAGCTGCGCGGCGAAGCTGCCTTCCCGGCGAAGCCAGACGAGTGGATCAAGACCTCGGACTGGGCCCAGTCAGACACGGACATGATGCCCACGCAGATGATGCAAGAGATCTTCACCTTCATCATGTGGGAACGGGAGGGCTGGCCTGAGGAGGGAAAAGAGCAGACGAAAGAAGTGAAGAAGACGTAGAGCCGAAGAGCCCGGACGAGCAGTTCGAGGCTTACTACAACAACGTGTATGCGTACGTGGAGTCCCCCGAGACCGACTGGGACTCCTTGTATGTGCGCTTAAAACTGAGCCCGCTCGGCTCTGACATGACGCCCGAGTCGTTCCTAGCCACACCGGTCCGCGTGATCGGTTGGCTGCTCATGAAGCTGAACGAGCACGAGCAATACCAACAGAACATCTTGGCCCACGGCACTGCGATCCTGAACAATCAGGTGATGTGGGCCATGTACGGGATGGGCGGAGGCAAGGGGCCGAAGCCTACGACGACGTATCGAGACTTCTTACCGTTCCCTGAAGTCGCAAATACGCAAGAGCAAGCGCGCAAGAGCTCAAGGATGAAGCAGACCAGAAAGGTGCTAACAGAGCTGCTTCAGTCAGGGGAGTTACCCTACAACATTGTATTAGCACTGTGGCACGGACCTGGCAAGAATCAGCCGTAATATACGGTTAGCGTGTACGCCCGAGCGGAAGAGCTGTGGCCGACTATCGCATCCTCATCGAAGCGGATACGGCCGAGGCTGAAAAGGGTCTCGAGCGGGTTGACACGGTAGCGGACGCCGCCGCCCGAGATCGAAAGCTGAAGTTTGAAATTCCCAACTTAAACGACATAAACAATGGAGTTGAGCGGCTGAAGACAGGAATCGAAGGAGCGGCTAACAATATCAAGTTGTTTTATGGTGTTAGCAAGGGCCTGCCGGTTATTGGCGAAAAAATCCTCAATGCAGAAGAAGCATTTATTGCCACGAGATCCGCGATTGATGCTGCCAACGAATCCATCAATCGCGGTGTCGGTGCTGGTGACCTGCTAAGCCGCACATTCGAGAAGCTCTCTTCAGGCGCTGACTTCCTTGTCACAAACCTCGCAAAGATCGGCTTCGCTCTCTTCGGCCTTCAGAAGGTGGTCGAAGTTCTGCAAGGAGCCTTCGGCAAGCTGTTCGCGGAAACGATCGGCCGCGAAATCCAGCTGCGCGAGACCCTGCTGAAGACACAAACGACTGTGGCCTCGATGTCCGACGTCTTTGTCGGCGGTAATAAAGTCACCGATCCCCTGGAGAAGATCAAGGCCCTGACCGGCTCAGTCGAGAAAAACATCGACTCGATCCGAGAGCGGTCCCTCGAACTTGCAGGCGTCACCTCCAGCGAAGTCGTCGAAGTCTTCGGCATCGTGGCCGGACAGATCGGCCAGGTGGGCGGGGGCCTGAAGGACGCAGAAGACCTGGCGATCAGCTTCTCCGCTGCGCTGGGCACCTTTGGCATCCCCTTGCAGCAAGCCCGGCAGGAAATCACCTCGATGCTGCAGGGCAACATCGGTGCTGACTCCTACCTGGCTCGCGCCCTCGGGATCACTAATGCTGACATCGCTAAGGCCCGAACCCAGACCGGCGGCGTCATTAAGTACATCCAGGACAAGCTGGCCACAGCCGTCGCTGGGCAGAAGCTCGCTGCTCAAAGCTTCAGTGGCGTGATGTCCAACATCCGCGAGCTCGGGGAATTGATCGGTCAGAAATTTGGCCGCGGTCTGCTGGACCCGCTGCTCGCCGGCATCACGTTCATCTACAACAAGCTCGGTCTCGTCAAAGACGCGCTTTACGACATCGCCGAGCGCGCAGGAGCCGCCCTCGGGGCAATCGCGCGGATCGCCGCGACGAAGATCTCCTTGAAGTTATTTGGCGGCTCGGACACAGACGACGCGATCAAACGTGCTGGCGAGACCGCAAAGGCGGTAGCTAACACAGTCTTTGCCGAGCTGCAGCGCATTGCAACGACAACGATTGCAGCCATTATTCAGATTATTGACGCGCTAAAACCCGCATTCTTGACCGTCGCTGACACGGTTGCGCGCCTCGCCAAGACGTTCCTCGAGATCCAGGTTGGTCAGTTCCAGGCTGTACTCACAGCCCTGGCAAACATTGTGTCCATCATCGGGCCAGCTGTGAGCGCCATTGCCGGTCTAGTTAACGCCTGGTCCCGCTTCCTCGACTTGCCGATTCTGCAGTACGTCTCCGAGGTCGCTGCAGTACTGGGCCTGCTGAAGCGAATGGGCTTGGACACGGCAATGATGATTGTCAGCATGGCCGGCTTCATGCTGAACGTTGGTGTGCCCGCCATCGTGAAGATCGGCATCGCCGTTGGCGGCTTCATTGTCACCTTGGGACTACTTGTCGCCGCCCTGGCCAACGTCGGACTAGCCATTGCCGGTATGGCTGGTGCGTTCCTTGCTCCCGCTGCTGCGATTCCCGCGTTGCAGGCAGGTCTGATGCAATTCATCGTTTCCATGAAACAGGCAAGTGCGCAAGCTGCTCAAACGGGCGCGAGCTTGGGCGCGCTCGGGGCAGGCATGCAAGGCGTAGGCGCTGCGAGCAAATCGATGGCGATGACTTTGGTTGCGAGCCTGGGTAAGTTTGCGTTATTACAGATCGCGATCGGAGTCGCCATTGATCTATTCGGAAGATTCCAACGAGCGCAACAAGACGCGGGCGCCAAACGAGAAGCAGCGGACGCAATAAAAGCAGTTGAGACTAACGCAAATAGCGCAAAAGGTGCCGTAGGCGGATTAACAGCAGCAATAAACGATTATAATCGGGCATTACTTGAGACAAGAAAGACCGATCTAGTGAAGCAGTTAGTTGAAACAAAGCGAGCTCTTGATGAGCAGCAAAAAGCAGTAAGCGAAGGCATAAAGGCCGGCGTCCCTAGCCAATGGACGCGACCAGCTATTGAACGACTCAACGAACTCAAGAATAAATATAGCGAGATAGAAAGAGAGATAAACAAGATTATTGCAGCGCAAAACAAGGCTAATGAGCCCACCGCAGAAGCGCGTGCGCTGCAGAACAAGAAAGATATGCTCGACAAACTTCAAAAAGAATTCAAAGTCAAACAAGACATCGCCAGCATCGACGCACAAAACGCAATCAACGCGGCTAAGGCCGCTGGATTCGGCAACGCTGAACTATCAGCCCGACTGGTGATGTATGCGCAGCTTTCCCAGGTCATGGGAGAGATTAAAGCCAAGCAAGAGCTTATGGCAAAGATCAAGTTAATTGACCCCAGCAACGTGGAGGACATAAACAAGCTGAAAGCCGAGATCGCGCAGCTCGAGGGCAAGGAGATTGATATTCAGCTTGCAATACAGAAAGAGCAGTTCCAAAGGGATCTGGAAGAAATCCAGGCGAGGGCACAAGCAATGATTGGGAGTATTGACGTAGAAATAGCCGTTACCGCGAATATGCAAAAGATTGCGCAGGCACAAGCAGAGGCAGAGAAATCGCGCCTAAACTACATACTGCAGGTGCTAGAAGCAGAAAAGTCTAACGCAAAGAGTGCGAGCGCACAGTATGCGATAGCCAAACAGATCTACCAAGTAAAGGTTGCGCAAGCCCTAATAGACTATCGCGTTGCGCAAATGAATGAGCAGACAGCAATACGCCTGGCCAAGCTCGAAGCTATGAAAGCTAATATCAAAGTGTATGAAGCCGAGGCTGTTGCTGCCGCGGCTGCAGCTGCAGGTCAACTAACTAAAGCGCATGAAATGGCTGTTCAAGCCGCGCGGGATACGGCAGAGGTTGCGTGGGAGAACTACGAAGCCACGAAAGAAGTAGCAGCTTATCAACGCGAAGCGGCTTACTGGCAGTTACAGTCCGCTCAACAAGCCGCAGCGGTAGAGCTCTCACAAGCGCGAACAGCGGCATCTACTCAGACTGCAGCCGATGCAGCAGGTACATTTGCCTCGAATATGGGTCAAGCAGCAGGTGCGATTCAGGAGGTATCACGAGGGCTGGCGGGTCTCCCACAGGACTTAGCACCGAATTCAAATCAGAGAGAGAACGGTGATCAGGTGTGGGATAGCAACAGCCAGCGCTGGGTTCAGAAAGCCCCCGATGTCGTGTTCGAGAAGAACAGGGTTATGAAAGCGAAGATGCTCGGCCCCGGCCCTTCTTACGTGTACCAGCAACAGAAGGCTCAAGAGATTATCGACAAGTACAACGCCCCGTACGTAGGACTACCCGGCTACGTGCCTTATGACCCATATGGAAAACAAAAAGAGTCCACAGTTCCGGAGCCTGTAAACCTAGTTAGTCCCAACAACAACTCCCAATCACCCTTTAGCTCTAACAACGAAAGCCCCAATGTTGATATCAACGTAAACACCGGTCCAGTCATGGAGTTCGACGGTACCAAGTACGTAACCCTTTCTGACCTTGAGTCCGCAATGCGTACTACAGCTAGCGGTGTGATCAGCACGCTGCGTACGCCCTCTTCCCGTACTGCCCTCGGTATCGGCTGATGCGTGCCCAATCTCAGTACCTCCGCATCTACGACACCGGCGGCACCACCTACAACCGTTGGCAGTCCTACTACGCCAACGACAGCGTGACTTGGGCCGGCGCCAAGTGGTTATACGTCCCGTTCATCGCTGACGGAATCACAGCTGGCATCACCGGCGACGAATCCAACGTCACCGTGACGACCGCTGCCACAAGCATGGTGCTGACCGCCTTCGAGAACGCAATGCGTGAAGGCTTCTTGGTCGATCTGAGCATCTACCAGTTTGACGTGCTGGAAGGAAACAACGCGCCCCAAGCCGGCCAAGAACTCGTTGCCGCTTACACCGGACAAGTCGTAGGCGGACGCAGTACGCTGACCAGCCTTACCCTACAGCTAGGGTCTGCACTATCACCTGTTGGGGCACAAGTCCCGCCCCGCAAGTTCACCACAGCCATCATGGGTCAGGGCATACGTTCATGAGCTGGATCTCCGCTACCGATCCCCTGGTACTGCTCGGCATCCAAGCCGGCCAAATCAACACACCTACCTCCAAAGATTCTGTCCGCGTTTACAGCACCAACGAACTCGAAAACAACCAACGATTTATTGAGCTTGGCGAAGCAGTACCTATCGTTTTCGCCCGTTTCCGTAACAGCGCGGGCGGAATCTTAATTAGTCCCGGAGCAAGTGAAGCACAATTTGTTAATTTTTCAGACAACGAAGTAAGATCAAGTTACATTTTGCCTATTAGCGAAGGAGTTATAGAAGACATACCCGTAAAGGACGTATTTCAAGGTTCGTGTCGTACAGGCTTTCACAGCCAGTGGTTCAACGGACGTGCTGGAACGTGGCCTCCAGGGAATTACATAGCGCAGGCATACGACAGGACTGATTTCTTTAACCCTATCCCTTATCCACTCCCGGAGGCCCCCTATTTTTGCGGAACTGTAGGACTGTACCCAAATATAACTACCGTAAGTTTTATAAGTCGTTTATTCGAAAATGGTTCTGACAGATATAAACGTCAAGTTAACGTTTATATTCGTGGCGGAATGCACGTCACCCGGCTGTACGACAACGTGTACGGCCCCAGCGACAACTTCGCCGATCTCGTCAAGTGGCTGCTGAGCAACACCGCTCGTATCCCGAGCGCAATGATCGACAACGCCGCGCTAGTTAAAGCCGCCCAGTTTCTTGAGTACAACAGCTTTACCTGCAACTGCGAGCTAAAAAACAGCACTAACTTTGCAGACTTCGTTTCCAAGTGGGCACCATATTTTCTCCTCGGCGAAAGCAACAACGGAGGCAAGAAAGGTCTACGCCCGCTGCTGCCCACTACCCCTGCTGGAGCAATCGACACCAGTCCCATAACCCCTGTCTACACATTTACGGAAGATCTGATCCTGCCTAACACGCTTGAGATCGACTACACATCCCTCTCTGACCGACTGCCGTTTGTAGCTCAAATGCTCTGGCGCCAGCAGCTGGAAAGCGAGATCGGCATCAAACGCACAATCGAAGTCCAGTACACCGGCACTCCAGCAGAAGGCCCCTACGAGTTGCACGATCTCAGCGAGTTTTGCACAAACGAAAACCACGCCGTAAAAGTTGGCGCGTACATTATTGCGCGTCGCACATACCCGACGCACGTAATTCGTTTTGCTGCCCGCCCGCAGGCACACAACACAACAGTCACAGTAGGTGACATTATTTACGTGTACCTGCAGAGACAGGCAACAAATTACGTTGCATCTGCTCACGCATACATGTATCAAGTGGAGCGCATCGGCAAAACACTAGCCGGTGATATCACCTATGAAGCCGTACATTTTCCCGTTGACGATCAAAACCGCAGCCTGATCGCTCTTGACGTGGCCGCCGCCACTGGAACTGGGTTGCTGTTTCCTTCAGTCCGCACTGGTGTGGAATGCGACGAAAACGCAAGCAACAACAACACCATTCCCCCGAAAACCTCTATCAGCCCCGGTGACGTGAACGACCCTGCGATTGGTGGTACCGACTCCGCCACTGCGGCCAGCATCAAAGTTGTATCTAATGGCGGTACCGGTGGCGGTGGTGGTGGAAGCGGCGGGCCGGGTGGCAACCCTGATGACGGTAAGGATTCCGATTTCCAGCCATATAACGGTCTCGACCCCAACGGAAAGGGCTTGGTTGGTATGCCTATATCCTTATACTATCCCGAAGGATGCTCCGTGCAGTGGGTGTCGAACGGTGAGCCAATTTCAGGCGCAACTGGCCTTAGCTATACACCAACAGGCACAGACCTTGGGCCGCAAACTCTATGGGCGCAAATAGATTGTGGCAATGGGCAGATAACACTGCCACCTCTAGACGTCTATCAAGTTATGCCTGAATACGATGAGAATATCACGGCAACAGTTACCGTAAAGTTTACGCATATCGAGAGAGGTTTTGTATGTAATACAGGGGTACCTTCTTTTGTGCTTATATCAACCCCGACTACCAAGATGTATGAAAATATGACTTTCAGGAAGGTTGCTGTTCACACGCTCAACACTGGCGTAACCCCGGCGACTAAGTTGGCGCCAACTATGAAGTATCAAGTAGCGTGCAACGATCTGACATCAACATTCAGGCGAAACGGCGCCACTATATTTACCAACGGTGGCGTTGAAACAGTAGATAGTTGGGTGTCAGCGGCTGGCAACATTCTTTCTAATGATGTAAAAACTTTATATCACAGCTCAGAGATATTAAGCATCGCAGTAAATGGCCAGAATGTCCTTAATCTGGGACTGCTTAATGCAGTAGCAAGCGGGGCCAGCTACTGGACAACAAACGGAGAGGTTGGCGTACTGTAATGACCACTTTTCCCACCATTACACCAAGCGGACGCACCTTCACCCCTGGTGAATACCCGCACACGCCGTTCACCACCATCAGTGGCTGGCAGACCCGAGTGCGGCATAGCAATGTGATGCTCGCCAGCCAAGTACGGTTGACTTTTACAGAGATCACAGAAGCCTCGATGCTGAGCATTCTGTCCCATTACCAAGGGCAGCTCGGTACTTTCGACAGCTTTGATCTGCCCTCTACGGTCTGGGCCGGAGCGACACCAAGCCACTACCAGCTCACCAACTATCTCTGGCGCTACATAGATCCTCCAACAGTCGCAGACTCCTATTACAACCGCTACAACGTCGAATTAACACTTGAAACCGTACCGCCTGATGGCGCCATCGTCGATGGCATGTATCGCATTGTGGTTATAAATCTCACCGAAGGCGAGGCGCTAACCAGCAGCGGCCTGAGTAAGACAGTCACCGTCAGCTTTAGTGCTGTCGGCTTCCGAGTTCCCGGAGTCGATGCCACAATCAGCGCGTCCTTTAGCGCT